TTTTTTTAGGTGTACGCCGTTATAGTGCATATAGGCTCTCATTTTAGGCGTAACGGGAATACGAGGCACGCCAAATTCGTTCCAAACTGCGTAGGCCGCTATATTTGCGCCTCCGGACTTGTTTGTCGCTCCTTCGAGGATACCCGCTTTCACGCCGCCCGCGATCTGCGACATTTTTTCAAGGAAACGCTTGTATTTGTCGCCGCCTTTGATTTCAACAGTGACAGCCATCGAACCACATCCCGCCGTACCTATGCCCCTTGATAATCTGCCAGTAAGCCGCGCCGCATGGTGTGGTCATGTACCAATCGCTTTCTTTGCCGTATTGCGGCGTGGAATACGAAACAGATACACTTCCCTCCGTCGCGCTTGACATAGCCCCTGCCGTGCCGCGTTGTGCAAGTGTGGCAAGGTGGCAAACTAGCATATACCAAAGGTTCTGCTTTTCGGCATCGGTAAAGCCGTCGATTTGTTCAAGCCCAGAAATGATAAGGGCGTTTTGTGCCATAAACTCAAGCTGTGCATCGGAGAGTTCCGCGAACTGCGGATATACCGCCCGAAAAGCCTCAACATCGAAAGTCATAGCCGCGCCCCCTTTACATCATTTCTTGCGGGTTTTCTTCTTGCCCGCCTCTTCCTGTTTCGCCGCGCCCTGTCCGTTATCAAGTGCGGAAACTTCCTCTTTCGCCTTTGCCTTTGCCTTTTCGGTTTCGCCGTCTTTGACAAAGCCAAGCTTGAAAGCCGGGTGTTCAGCAAAAGCCACTTTAACCGCCGCCCAAAGATCAGCGTCAACCACCGTTGCACCATAGGCACCGACGGCGGGGAGAGGCTGTCCATTCACGCCTCTAAGCCCCGCGCCGCTACCTTTAATGACAACGGTATGCACAAGCCCGGATTTGTCCGTAACATCAAATTCAATGTCGCGAACGCCGTTATAAAATACCGTAGTCTGTGCCACCGATTACACCCCCAGCATCGTAACGATCGCGAACGGCATATAGACAATCGCGCCGTAAGTGCCTGCGCTGATTTTCTGATACATCGAGGAGCTGTCGCGGATAATGCTGTGAGCCTTGTACTTCTCGCTGTAGCCAAATTCGACGGTCGGCTGTCCGTTTACTTCGTCGGCAAGAATCATAGCGAGGTTGCCAGAACCCGTCACCATTTCCGGCGCGGAAAGGATTTCCATATAAGGATAGGTGTCGGCAAGCATCTTCTTAACGCTTGCGCCAAACGCATTTACCTTGTTCAGTTCAGCGAGAGCCGCAGGGGCAATAACAAGTTTCGTCTTGGTGTTTCCGTCAATCCAGCCGTTGCTACGCTCATACAGTTTCGCGTACATCTTCGCGAAGTCCGCCATGATCTCGTCGGCGGTCTTGAGCGTCCACGTATTGCCCGCCGTGCCCGTGGTCGGCGTGAGGTCGGCGTTGAGATTCGGGTCGTTCAGCAAGCCGTAGATGTTGAGGTTTTCGACACCATAAAACGCATACTTATTGAAGCTGATTTCAATCAACGTAGCCGCGCTCCGCTGTTTCTCGGCGAAAAGGTCGATACGCGCCGCCGCGTTGACATCCTGCTCAAGGTCACCGACGCGCAAGGTCGTCTGAAAACGGTACTGCTGACGGGTCGGGAAATTCGTGTTTACGTTTGCCTGTCCGTTAGCGTCGTAGTCCTGATACGGCGTGACAGTACCCGTCAGTTCAAGGGCGCGGAACTGAGTGAAAGCCGTGCTCCAATCGCCATTTTTGACTTCCGGCGCAATCGCCTTGTAATTCCGCTTTGCGGTCAGAATCTCGATCACGCGCGGGTTCGCGTAAACGTTCATATAAGCCGGTACGGCAGTATTCGGGTCAAGCGCATCGGTCACGCCCTTATGCGGCTCCGCGCTGTCAAAAAACTTCGTTGCAGTGCCAAAGTCAAAGCCCTTCTGGCGGGCAAGTTCCATGTCAATGCTCATTGTTCATTCCTCCTTCAATTAGCGTTTCGTGATAATCGCCATGCCGCCGCTCGTCGTGGCGTTCCAAGTCTTGAAACCAGTGTCAACGGTAGAACCGCCGCTCGTCAGCGTTGCCGCGCCATTGGTCGTGTTCGCGTAAACCGTCGCGCCCGCGCTGGTCGTTGCGTCGGCCTGCACAAAGAAATCACCCTTCACGGCAAGTTCCACCGCCGCGCCATTCGGGACAACAAGCGTGCCCTCTTCGGTCATGTCATAATACTGGTAATTCTGCACGCGTTCGGCAAAGCCAACCGGCGCACCGCTACCATTACCAACGGCCTGTCCGTTTGCGTTTTTCCACGCAAAGCCGCCCACCTGCACCGGGGCATAAGCCGTGCCCAAATCTGCCGGGGTTACGAGATTTTCCGGCGTGTAAATTGCGGGCTGATTGTTGGCGCGATCGCCCGGAATCGCTTCTTTGTTGTACTTGCCAACGCTCTGCTGATAAGTAAAGCTCATTTGTCATTCCTCCTTATTAGCGCGATTTAATATTGCGCAATACATCATTCATCGGGTCTTCTTTGACGGTTGCCGCGTCCATAATCGGGGCGGCTTTCGTCAGCATCTTCACCATCGCGCCAAATGCGGACGGGTCAACGCCCTCCACCTCAACGCCTTTGGCATCAAGTGCCTTTTTGTAAATATCCGCCGCGCTGTCGAACGCGAACGGATTCGAAATCTTGCCGACATACGGCGCAACTTCTTCCGCCGCCGTATACAGTGCCGCCGCCATAGCCTTGTCAAAGACTGGCGCGGAATCTTTTGCGCAAGCGTCAGCCGTTTCGGCATCTTTGCAAGCGTCCTCGGTCGGTGCTTCGTCTTTGGCATCTTCTGAAAATGCCATTCCCGCCATAAAAGCACGCTGTGCGGCTTTATCCTCTGGGTCAAGCCCTGCGGATTTCATTCCTTCGCGAACAACGTCCGCCAGTTCGTCAACGGGTTCCTCGTCTTTCGTTTCCGCAACTTCCGGCGCGTTCTCAACTGCCGGGGCAGTGTTCGTCATGTCCGGCGCGGATTCCTCGATAACTTCTTCTTTCTTGATTTCCTCCACGGTATCACCACCTTGTAATGCTTTTGTCAAATCAAAGAAAAGGGTTTTCCATGCGTTTTCTCCCATGTTTTCACCCCCTTTCAATGCGGAATCGGCAACGCGCACATCATGTCCGGCGCGGCCTTCCCGCACCAGTGCAACATGGTTTCCGCGTATATTTTTCATTACGCCGTCGTAATGCTTGCCGTCAAACATACCGTCAATCATTTCAACGTCGCAAAGATAACCCGCCGACAAGTCTCTAAATTCGCCGTTCTCGATACGCTTTATCGCGTCCGCGTCGGTCACGGTCAAGCTGTTTGTTAGATAGGGCGCATCGAACGCCGCATCTGTGCCAAGCGAACCAACGATTTTGTCTTTCGGCATATTTGCCGCGTCCATTTCCCAATGGTCAAGGCTCAAGGGCAAGCCGTTAAACGTGTCCACTGCTTTCTCAATTTCGGCGGCAGGACGATAAATCTGATATATTGCTTTAGGTTTCAATCCAAGCTCCTGCCAACCGGGGATTGTATCGCCGGCGTAAGGGACGACCTGTTCTTTTGTAATATTGCTCGTTGAAACGTGCAAATAGCCGTTTTCGTCGAATGTTCGCGCCGTTTCTAATGGCGAAGTGTCAAATATCATTTCTGCACCTTCTTTCAGTTTTTCAAAATTATTTTTTTATTTTATATGTCACGTCGTCGCCTTCTTGCCACTTATTTAATGCTTGAACATATCCCTCTTTTTCCATTCGCTCCATTAGCTTATGGGAATCAGACGACATAATTTTAATTTCAAACTTGTCATACCCTTTACGACGGAAATAATCTATAGCCGATAACATGTGATTTTTTGCGTTTCCTTTTCCTTTAACTTCCTTTGATATTGTCGATGCGTCGGTTGGGTCGCTTGCGTATTTTTCGGAATACCACAGATTATCTATAAAGGGGATTCCGTTTTTTGGGATATGCCCGCTAACGTCCATCATGTCGCTATCTAATTGAAAAAAAGTGCTATCTCCTTGACTTGTTTTGCTTTTGCTTTCAGTAATGTTAAATTTAGGGCGGCTTTCGCTTTTTGTTGCCGCTCCGCCTCCACCGCCTGCCGCATGTATCGGATAATGTTGTCCCGCTTCATTTGTCGCCCAGCCGATAATTTCTGCTTCGTCGTTTACGATTTTTTCGGGGCGGGCAAGTTCGACAAGCCGAAAGAACATTGATTTCCAATCAGTCATTTGCCCACCTCCTTTCATTTTTGGGAATAAGAAAAGCGCCTTGCATTTGCAAGACGCTCTCGCGTTTCGGTATTATGCTTTTCCTACTTTTCTCCGTAGTTCTTCCCATTCTGCCCGCTTAAAAATTCTCACGCCGCCATTATATAGCTGCTCGGCAATCTCCCAGTCTCCCGGCGCTGAAATGCGCTGTTCTTTGTGAAACGGGCATTCGTGATTGCCGCTATCGTCAAGCATTATCGCAATAACACAAGCATCGCACTTTTCAGCGTCGCGCATGGTCAAGCAATAACCTTCCATAGCGTGCAACGACTTTATAATGTTTTCTTCATCGGCGTTTTCAACAATAATATTTCCCGTCCTCGTTTCTTCCGCCATATACAAGCCCCCTTTGCTTGTAGTATTCGCCATTATTCCCCGATTTCCTGCAAGATTTCCTCAATGCCCTGCTCGGTTTCTTCTTCGCTTAATTGCGGGATAAGCGGGCGGCAAACACAATAGCAATTAACCAGTTCGCCCGGCTGAATGTAGTCTTGTACATTGGGATTCGGGTCATAACAACCCTCATCAATGAAATACTCCGCGCCGTCCATGCCGCCCTGCGTGTGGTCGAGTGCGTGCGTTTCGCGGTATGTTTTGCCGCTTGCCGTGTGCATCCAAATTCCTTTATTTATGCCATACGACAAAAGCCTCTGACGCGAAAGGTTATTTGTTGCCTTGTTCGTCTGATCGCGGGCAATCATGCGGGCGCGCCTTTCGGTCACGCCGAATTGTTTATGCAGTTCTTCCGTCATACGTGCGAGGTCATGCCCCGCTTCGATATTGCGTAAAACAATGCCCTCGACCTGTGTTAAACTTTCGCGGGCGATTGACTTTATCAAGTTCACATTTTCCTTGACGATGGCTTGAAAAGTCTGCCGTTCCCGTTGGCTCATATACGAAAACTTGAGATTAAAGCCAAGCCCAGCATCCCGCAAAGGTTTCGTTTGCTGTGCGAGGTTGTTTGTCACATAGCCGCGAATTTTGGACACAAACCAACGCGGCAAAACGTCGGCCAGTTCGCGAAAATTGCGCTCCCATTGGTGAAGCAGTTTTCTAAACGCTTTCAAAAGGTCATCCGTCGCGCTGTCGCCAACAATCTTGCTTTCGTTTGCGCGGTATTTCGCCCGCAACCAATAGACAACGCTGTGTTCCATTTCGCGCACCGCTTTTTTCAAGCGTTTTTCATATTCGCGTTCAATTCCTGCCGGAGGGAATATCGGTTTTAATGTCCTCTTTGTCATATCTATCCTTTTCCCTCCGCGCGATAATGTACGCAACTATCGAAACAATCAACGAAACAGACGAAAGCAAAACATTTGCGGATAACACATATAAACGTGCGTCATTCATCGTTTTGCACTCCAGACTTTTTAAGCAAAAGTTCTTTTCCTACGCTTTCAAAGAAAAACGCACAACCGACAAGCAAAAAAAACACGCCATAAATAGAAAGTGGAAATCCTGAAAGCACATATACCATGCCCGAACATAAAAACAAAACACAATATAAAATATCCATAATTTACTCACCTTTTCCGTGGCGGGTTAGCGTGTGCAAAGAAATTGTTTGGTCGTTTAGGCTGATAACCCCTATTGCAATGGAAAGACGGAATAATGCAAACAATAGCGGAAAGAAACCCTATGCCGTATGCAAGCAGTAAATGCAGACCGTTAACTGTTTCCATTTATATCCGCCTCCATCGGTAACGCCATTTCCGGCAATTCTACTTCTTCGTCCGCGTCAATGTTGGCGAATCCGCTTTCGGGGTCATTCGCCAACGCAAGACGCGCCTCACTCGAAGAAATAACGCCGCGATCAATCAACGTGGCGTAAGTGTCAGCGATTGTTTTATTGCACCGCGCTTTCAAGTCGCTATCTCCATCGGAAAGCGGGACAAACTCGAAGGAAAGCGCATCGTCAACCGCGCCCTTGCTGTTTAACTGTAGCAGTTTAACGACGTATTCCAACGGCTCACGGAAAAGCCTTTCTTGCAAGGCGTGAATATGGTCATAGTGGTTTTTCATATCCGCTTCGCCCGTGCTGTTAAAGCCGCCCGGGGTCATGCCCCACAATTTGACCGTGGGTTCACCAAACATAGCACTAACGATTTCCATTTGTTGCTTGACTATATCGGTTACGCCGCCGATAGGCGTGGAAACGTCCGCTATGTCCTCGGCCTCTTTGTCCACTGTCATAACGCCGTCGTTGTCGCGGTTCATGCTGAAATACTGGACGCGCCGCCTAATGTTGCCGCCGTCCCTGCCCGTAAGTAGTTCTTGCATATCGGTCTTGAAAACCGTGCAACTAAACTTTTGCAAAAGCCTTGAAGCCGCCGCGCTACACTCGGAAAACTGCCGCACGTTTTCGGCGACGATCTGCGCCAAAGGCACGCCGAAAAAGTTATATGCGGGAAGGAGCAACGTCGGTGGCTTATCTTCCGCAAAGTAAAGGAATCGTGAAGCGTGTACTTCTCGACCGTTAATAAGCCACGATTGCGGGACGAAATAATCACGGTCAAGCGGATTGAAACAACTATAACGCCCCGGCGCGATATAGGTCGGTTCGATTAGCTTAAAGCCTTTCAGCGTGCCCGCCTTGAAAGTGTCAGCGTCCGCACCTAGCGGAAGTTTCAAGTCCTCGCCCGAAATATCCCCGGTGTCGATATACGCAAGGCAACCGCCAAAGAATCCGCACATCTGCGCGGCTTCTCTAAATAGCCTGTCAATTTTTAGGCGGGTCATTTCTGCCTCGATCTCGCCCGCAGCTTCATCGTCGCTTGATTCTCCGTTGTAGTTAAACTCAATCCAACGCCTTGTCATTTCGTCGGCGCGAAGGTTCACTCCCGCGCGAATAATGCCATTCTGTGCGAGGTTGGACAAAACGCCGTAGCCTAGAAACTGCTGAAAGTCATACAAGCCGCCCACCATGTTATAAACGCCGCATTGTTTCAATGCCGCGTCATGTAAGGCGCGAAGATTGCTATTGCCGTAGCCCAAAGATTGATAAGGCGAAGCATCAAAGGCTACCTTCTCGCGCTCAAGTGCGTTATATGCTATTTTCATGTTGTCTTTTGCCTTTGCCATGTTTTCACCTCATCATTAAAGCGGCGGGGTTTATCTGCATAGCCCCGCGCCCGCGTATCAAGTCACTTAATGCATAGCGTAGAGAATCTTCTAGGTGGTTCCAAGCGTCCACAATAATTGGCAGGATTTCCCCCGTTTGCTTGTCCACCTTGTAGGAATAGTGATTCATTTCGTCTATCATGTGACGGCAACGCGGGTGTATCACAATATCAAATGTTTTTAGAAACTCCACACCATCTTCAACGCTACCTTGCCACTTTTTAGCCGCCGTAATATTAAAACCACGACGGCGCATAAAGGATATTGTTTCCGGGCGGGCGTTATCGGCTTTAATAGGCCACTTTCGCGCAGTTTCGATAATATCAAAAAGGGCGGGAGTTTCATCAAGTTCTACTCCTACGCCCCATGCTTCTTTGTCGATATACAACGTGCGATCTTGGATAAAACATCTGACAAGCGCGGTCGGGTCATTTGCAAAACCCCAATCAGCCCCATGGTAGAACCGCGCGTCTTTTGGCGTTTCAAATTCTTCGACGCGGAAACGCCCCGCAAATATAACGGCGTTGCTGTGCTTTCTGACTTCGCCCTCCCAAATGTGAAGGTATGATTCATAATCCCGCGCTTTCAGCCAGTCTTTTTCTTTTTCAAGCACTTCCGGGAAAGCAGGATTCTCGTCATAGTTTACTTTTCTGACATAAGCATCTTCCGGCGGGCTTTGCACGAATCTAATATAGGTCGGGTCGCTTTCGTCCAAAGGATTGAACGTCAGCCATATTTCGCTGTTTGGCTTGCGTACCGTAGGAATCAAAATATCCCAACTGTCAGCACTCACGGCGGCGGCTTCTTCAACCCAGCATATATCAATTCCCTCGGTGGATTTTATTTCTTGCGGATTGCTTCTCAAGCCCTTAAAAATAAACTCCGTGCCGCTTGTGCATCGTATCGCGTCCCGCGTGATCGTGTACGCACCCGAAAGCCCGATTGCGTCTATCTGCTCACACAATAGTTTGTGTACGCTGTCGGATATGCTTCTTTGGATTTCGCGGGCGCATAATATCCGCATGGGCTTCTCATAGCCAAGTAAAAGCAACGCACGCGCAACGCTCCAACTCTTGCCAGACCCACGGCCTCCGTAAAACACTTTGTATCTATGCGGGCGGAAAAGCTCCTCGAACGCAGGCGCGAAGGTAATCATTTTTTGAAGTCCTCCGGGTTACTGCTGAAATTGACTTGCAACGCGCCGGGTATTTTAGAAACGCCCTGCACATCATTCTCGCCCAACATTTCAAAAGCCAAGCGCATAAACGAAGGATTGCCCTTCATGCCGTTTATGACGGTCATATACGCCATAGCTGCGCCATAGGTCATATCCTCTTTTGTAACGCCCGCCTTTTTTAGCTGTTCGCGTAGTTTCTCGTTGTCAAGGGGCAAGTCTTTCAAAAGCGCGAACGCCTCGCGGATTGTCTTTTTCTCGCGTCTTGCCTTGCCGCTTGCTATGCCGCCCTTGCGTGTCATTTCTCGGAGTTCCTTCGGGCTTCTTTGGCTATTTGGTATCAAGTTTTGCTCGTTCACGTTCTCGCCCCCTTTCGGCAATATAAAAAGCACCTTGCTTTTGCAAAGTGCTATATCTTTTCAGCTTTTCGCCCTGTGAATTTTTCCCAACGGGCTATTATTACGTCAATATATCGCGGCTCAAGTTCCATCATGTAGCATTTACGGTTTAATTGCTCGCAGGCTATCAAGGTCGAACCGCTACCGCCAAACAAATCAAGAACAGTGCCCGCCTCAATAGAGCTATTTAATAATGCGTTTGCAATCAGTTCAACAGGCTTCATCGTCGGGTGCAAATCGCTTTTCAATGGTTTCGGGATTTCCCATACGCTTTTGCAATATTTCCCTTTGCCGTAAAACTTATGCGTTTTTTTCCACCCGTACAAAATAGGCTCGTGCTTGTATAAATAATCAACGCGGCCTAAAACGTGGTTATTTTTTAGCCATATAATCTCATGCTTTACTTGCCAGCATACCGCCGCCGCCGCCGCCATCATCATCATCATATGTGCACCGCCCTGTGGCATTGTCACATAAATGGAACAACAGTCCTCGGCGTTCTCGTACATATTGCGAAAAGCTGGCTCCCATAAATTAACTCTTGCGGCCTCGTCTGATATATTGTTGTCGTTTTGTATATCGTCCTGTATGCAGTTCCCTTTGTTCGCATTATTCAAAAACTCGTTTTTATCTGCATAGTTCACGTTATACGGCGGGGCGGTAAAAATCATATCCGCCTTTTGCCCGTCCATCAGCTTTGCAACATCTTCCGCGCTTGTGCTATCGCCGCACATTAAACGATGATTGCCAAGTACATATATATCGCCGCGCTTTGCTTTCGGCTCGGCGAATGGTTCTTCGTCGAAATCGTCCTCTTTTACTTCTTCGGGCTTTGTATAATCATTATCAAGCAAACCAAAGCCAAACTCACCCATATCAAAATCAAGGTCGGCAAGTTCCAAATCCAACGCGGGCAAATCCCACGGGCTATTCATGGTTAGCTGATTATGCACAAGCCCATACGCCCGTCGCTGTTCGTCCGTCAGCGAATCAAGGCGTATAATCGGGATTGTCGTTTCGCCAAGTTCTTTGAGTGCCAAATATCGCCCGTGCCCTTCTACGATCTCGCCATGCCATACGCCGATAGGATCGCAGTTCCCAAATTCTTGAATAGACTTCTTGATCTGCTCGACTTGTTCTTTCGGGTGTGTTTTGGCGTTCCGCTTGTACGGCTTTATTGTGTCGATATTGACATACTCAACTTTTAATTCCACGTTTTCACCCTTTCAAAGTTAAAGCCCGCCGGAAGAATAGGGCGGGCTGTGGGGGTATGCGGCGGGAGGAGAAAAACCGCCGCTATGCAAATAGGAGGCTTTCGGCGCGTCTGTCCTACCGCGCCCTATAAGTATAATACCACATATTTTGAGATTTAATTACTGGAATAAGGATTTTGCTAAAAAACTTTTATGACTTGCGCCTGTGCCGCGCATTGTAACGCATAACTGCGTATCTCGCTAAGAATATAGTTATACGTTGATGATGCTATGTTTAGTTCGTCGCAAGTGTCCCGATACCACTCGTTTATATATCGGCGTTTGAAGATTTCGGCGCGTAGTGTGTCATGCCCGCACCATGCGCGAAGGACAGAAACAACCTTCAACCACCTTTCCGGCCATTCGACGCGGCCGCCGCCGTCAATCTCGACAAGCGACACCTCATCCGCGTTTCTGATCGCCTGCGCCGCTGTCGGGTCAGATACAAAACTATGTCCACTTGGCGCGCCGCCCGTGTGCCCGCGTGGCGCAAGTTTCGCCTCCGTCACCGCCTCGGCAATCTGCCGTTCGTGCCTTATCATAAACTCAATTTTCCGCACGTTCGCGTCGCGACTCTCTCTCTGCATTGGCAACACCTCTTTATAGCCGTTTTGGGCGGCTTTTATTTCGTTCGCGATAGTTTATATTCGCCGCGCATAAAAACCGCCGCTAGATACCTTAAAACGAATTTTAGATATGTTACAGCCGCCCCCTTTCGCGGTTTTTACTATTTACGCGCCGTTGTGCCTCGTCCCGCATTTCTTCGTCAATTCCCAACGCTTCCAGCATCGTCGTGATTGCCGTGATGGTGTCGCACGCTTCCTCTGCAATCATCGTTTTAACATTTTCGATTTCATCAGGCTGCATCGGATACAGCCCCAAAAGCATTACCCTCTCTTTTGTTTCGTTTAATTCCTCGTCGATTTTGGCGATCAAATGCCTACGAATATCCTGCTCCTTAATCTCCCCGTGTTCGTCCCGCACGCAGGGCAACGGGCGGACAGGCTTATATACCCTTTTACATATCATGCCGCCGCCGTCTGTTTCTTGAATCGGGATGTCCTCGTAACTGCACCCGTATGTCTCGGCTTTTGCCATCGCTTCAATCTTGTCTACTAAATCTTTGTCTATAAAGTCTTTACTCATTTTCTCGCCTCCTTTAGTGCCTCGTCCAAAATAAAATTCTCGCAATCATATACCGTGTCTAGTATTCTCGGACATCCTAAAACTGGACACCCTTTGCACGGGAAAGATATTCCAAACAAGTCAAGCACCCATTGTCAGCCTCCTATTACCAAACCTCTCTTTTTACCTCTTTCCCGTCTTCATCATAAATCACCTTCACATCTTTATTTGCAAATATGCAACTATATTCTGTGTGTTTGCCTCCATTATATGTTACGGTAGTATACTTACCACACTCTTCACATTGATTATCACAAGTCATCGTCAGCCCTCCAATGCCTCATTTATCATTGTTTCCGCACATGCCCGCACATATCCATGAAACTCACAGACTGGAGCGAGCGAACATTTCCTACAGCTTGCAGTAGTAAAATATTGCTGTAACACGAAACAAAGAACCTTTTGCGTCTGCTCGAAACTTAATCGCTCAACTTGTGAATGTATTGTTGGTGCCGCCATTGTCAGCCCTCCCATTTAGTAACGTCCACGCCTACAGACAGCGTATCAATAACCTCCTGCGCTTTTCTTCGCGTACATAACTCGATTCCATATAACCATTTCGGGTCAGTTTTCGTTTCTTGTATTAACCAGTGAATAAAATCAA